GTGCCAGCCACGATCACCAAGCCATTGGTGAAAAGCTGATTGACCGGGTGAACGCCAATCGTATTAGGCACCGTCACAAGGGCATTGGAGGCCGCCACAGCGCCCGTAGAGGCTGAGTTGTACACGGTGCCTGGGGCACTGCCCGCCACGGTCACAGAGACGTTCACGAGCCTCCCAGAGCCTGTGATGACCTGCGTGGCCGTTGTAGTGGTCGCCGTGGCAGAGGTGGTAGAGCCATAAAGCCGAACTAGCGTCAGGTTGAGGGTGTTAACCCCAATGACGCCGTTCTTCTGGATTGTGGCAATGTCATCAAGACTGGCCATCAGAACTTCCCATCTGGCTGATACCGATACCGCATCGCGCCCATACGCCAGAATGAATTGAAGTCGTTGCTCTCCACCTTAATGGATACCAGCCGCCCCCTGAAGCGAGGCACAATGTACTTCGTGGCCTGCGTGACCGTGTAAGGGCCGTAAGTTGCCGGCGTGTCGCCAGGATAGTTCGTGACGTAGAACGTCAACTGAAGGTTGGCGTTGGTTGACCCGTTGAACGTGCCCCACTTTGCGTCAGGCCAGAACTGATCGATGTACGTCATCATGTCGCCCTCAGACAGGGCAAAGTACCCCGTCTGGAAGCTGCTGTTCATGGCCTGATCGCCGGCATTATAAGAAGTTTCATGCTGGTAAATAATGCCACCGGCAGTGGTGCCGATCGGCGGCCCCAGGACAGACTGGTTAATCCAGGCCGTGCGAGACAGGCTACCGAAGTCCCACTGGTTTAACCCAATGTTGTATTTCACGTAGGCGTTGACCTCACCGCCATTGCTCATGGTCGGGTAGTACCACGTCACCTCATTGAACTGAGAATTGGGCGCAACCCGGATCTTTTGCAGGTTGTTTTGATCCAAATCCTGGAAGATCACGTCCCAGATCGGGCACAAGACGGGCTGCACGCCATTGCCGGCAAGCATGTAGAACTGAGACGGCCCCATCCAGAACACAGCGCCACCTATGGAGGTGGCCGCCTTGGACGCTATCAGGCCGCAGCCTGTGCCAAGCTCATTGAACTGGTAGACGTATGGCTGGCCCACATACTGCATCGACCATACGGCAAGGTCAGTCCAGATAAGCCCCTGCTGCGGCCCTTGGATGGCACCAACAATCTTTGAGCCCTTGGGCAGCCGGTAAGAACCTGCCTGATTGATGACCTGGGCGGCCCACACCTCATAATTCTCAACGTCGCACCAGCGGATCAGCAGAGGATCCTGAACGCCATTGAACGTCGAGCCCCAGGCTATAATCTGCCTCTGAGGCATAGCGACGAAGATGCCACCATTGCTTGAGGGGGCCTGGGCAATAGGCGTTGCAATTGGCTGGTTCAGTGCTGGCGACCACGTGTAAATGGCACCGCCGCTGGGTGAGGGGTCAGTGGAAGGAGACACATTGGTGGGGCACGCCACCAGGATCTCGCCCCAGTGATCCAGGGACCAGTCAGATGTCGTTATAGGCGTGCCAATGCCGGCAACCGGCGTGACGCCAGTGCCGTAGCCGCCAGCACCATACCCACCCACGCCGTAGCCTGTGCCTGTCGCCAGTGGCCCGTAGCCATAATAGTACAGGTATTGAGCGTTGCCGCTGTTGATGGTGGCTGTCGTTGGTGTGGCAGCCGCATTGTTTTGAGCATAAAACGTGAACGTATTAGTTGTGACGCTCGTGACAACATAATTGCCAGATAGGGTAATTCCTGTGGCTGAAGTTCCACCAATAACGGTAGGAACAAGCACGGGGTATGTGTCACCAATTACATAACCGTGATTGTTTAGCGTTGCAGTGATGATATTGGAACCAATTGAAACTGCAAACGACGCAACAGCACCGCCAGTCACGGTTGACGTTGCTAATATAGGATTTCCAAATACGTCAGTGGCGTAGATGTTGTAAGTGTTTGCTGCGCCTAAAGAAACACAATCATAAAACCCAAACAGAATTAAGCCGCCAACACTGATATGCGTCTTGATAAACACCGAGTCAAAAGACGTGATGTTGCTTCCGGTGTCTGTGATGGTGACAAGATTAGAACCAGAAGTCGTGCTTACAGACACGGCCACATTATGCGTAGCACACTGCGGCGTGATAGTGCTTACAACACCATTCGTCTGAACATAAAGAGGCGCACCAACAGCCGCGTCACCAGTGGTCTGGCACCCAATAGCCAGCCGCTTCACATTGTTGATGTCTTCCCAAGCCACCAAAGCCCTTGGCGTGCCTATGACAGAACCATACTGGGTCCACCCGCCCAGCTTCTGAGGCAGGCCAATACCCTGCCGGTCAGGCACAAACCGGATCAGATTGCTGTAAGACAACGCCGCCTCATTCAGCGCCATCGTCCTATTTTCATCGACGCCAGGGATTAGCTTGAGAGTTGAATGCGGCATGGATTACCCCCTGGTCGGCGTGGCAACCACGGCAGGAGACATAGAAGTCCACCCACCAGCCTCAAACTTCTTCCGGTACTCCTCAACCGTCGCGCTCTTCAGCAGCGTCTGGTACTGCGTCTCATACGTCACCGGCATCTGAGGATCATTCGCCATGGCGGAACTGAAATTGCGCTGGAAGGCCGCGATGTAGATCATTGATGCCATGATCATCAAATCAGGCAGATAGGTTGATATGAAGGTGGTGGTGTTGCTTGCAGACAGAGAGGCAGGCCTCACCGTGCCCACGATCTCAAGCGTGTAAGCCCCATCAGACCAAGGCGCGAACAGCAGCGTGTTCTGGGTCTGCATGGCAAAGAAGTTCGGCACGCTCTTGTTGGTCGAACTGCCGTAGACCCGGTTAACCCACTCCTTGGTCACCGGCAGCAGGGCCACTCGCGTACCATTATCCGGCGTAGTCGTGCCGGCAGGGGTGATCACGTTCACCTCCTGGATGGTGATGAAGGCGTCAATGGCGAACGTCAAAGACCGGGTGCCGTTCGCCAGCGCGTAGCTACTATTGGTAGATACCGTGGTCAGCAGATCCAGATCACGATAAATGCGGTTCTCCGCATACGTGATCATCGACGGCAAAATAGCCACAAAATTGGGGTCAGTAGCCGGCACCACTGCCATGGTGGCAATCTGGTCCACATATGTCGCATATGTCAGTCCAGTGGTCATCTACTTAACCCCTTAGCGCCTTGATGCAATCGCCTGTGCAATAGACGGCGCAATCTTCTCTGCACTGCGGCCAATCACATAACCGCCAAGCCCAAGCTGGACTATATCCCACAATTTCAATACTTCTGCATCAGAAATTCCAGGGGCCGACCAACCAAGCCAGCGGGCCACAATCAGGCCCCCAAAAGTCAGCATCAAAATAGGCCGCCAGCTTGCCGCCAGGAAATGCTCAGACTGAGCCTCGGCCTTGACGATATCCCCCGCCGCCTGATCCATGGCCGACTGATTGGCCAGCAGGGCCATGGTAAGCTCCTGCTGGACCTTGGCCGCCTGCTCAGGGTCAGGGAAGAACCTCCTCAGCGTGTCGCCCAGGATCGGTAATAGTGCCGGTATCAGCGCTGCGAACATCACTATTCTCCATAAATGCAAGATTAGCCTTCAGGCGCTCATCATTGGGCGCATGATCCAATGCCAGTTTGGCCTGCTCCCTGGCAACATCTTTCAGCCCCAGGTTCCACGCCGCCACAGCCGCCAGATCATGCGCCCAGTAGCCCCACACAGCAGGGTCACCAGTGTAAACCAACGCACGATCCGTAATGGTCAATGCCCGGAACGAGTAGGCGTAGCACTCATGCCACCGGCTTTGCTGGTACATCAGCATAGCCAGATTGCACCAAGGTTCTCGAGTGTTTGGCCCCTCGCCGGCAGCCTGGAGAAGCCACTTCTCTGCCGAAGCCTGATCGCCCATGGAGTTATACGTCTGCCCCAGCAAACGCATGGCGTAGCAGCGCTCATTCTGGTTGCTAGCACCGTTCATGCCCAGATAGTGCGTCAGGGCATCACGAGCCTCTGGCCACCGCCGGTAGAAGGTCAACTCGCGGGCATAGTAAAAATAGTGAGTGGGGTCGCTGGCATCTTCTTTCACTGCCGCCTCGAGGATTTCCATATATTGGCCACGGCTTTTGGTTGGGTCGGGATGGTGGGTCACCAGCAACGCATCAGTGCGTGCCACCACTTCCTGCATGCGGGGATCAATCCGAATCTCTTCATGGCACGGGTGGTGCCAGTGATAGCCGGCGCGGCTGTGGATCTTATGGTGGGGGAACCTAAGCCCGCTGCCCCAGTCAAACAGATACCAGAGGTTCGTGGTGTCAGGCTGCCACACACGCTCAATCTCTTCGCGCCAGCCGGGTTCAAGAACCTCATCAAGATCGAGGCTGATGCAGACATCAATATCACGCGGAACTAGCGCCAGAACGGCATTGCGGGCCAGATCAAAGCGCCAGGGCTTGATGTGGATATCATGCACAATGGCCCCATGCCGGGCCGCCTCTTCGGCTGTTCCGTCCGTACTGCCGGTGTCGGCAATCACAATCACATCAGCATCTTTGGCTGACTTGCAGAACCTCTCGACAAAGTGAGCTTCGTTTTTGGCGATGGCGTAGATTGCAATTTTCAAGCGGGGCCTCTCAATCAAACCCCATTCCAATGCGTACTGGGGCCGGTTTTTGACAATCCATGGTCGCGCCTCATCAACATGGCGCTTCGTATCGTGACCTATGGTAGCCGACCCAACGTGAAAGACAAATGCGCGGGAGATAAAATGTTGATACCCCAGGGCGCGAAGATCCGCGCACTGCACATCATCTGAGTACCAGTTGATTGGTGGGAATGGCGCGGCCTCAAAGGCCTCCTTACTGATCCAGGCCAGAATGGGGGAGATGGCATAAGCCTCAACCGGCTTCCATTGGCCTAGAGGGTCACCCTTTTGGATATCCCTCACATTATCAGCCCTGGATGCCACCAGCCCCAGGCGAGGCACCATCCTCTTCAACGCCTTCACGTCATCCATCAATTTTCGGATGGTGGATGGCGTCAGGGCGATGTCGTCATTGGCGATCAGGATCTCATCTTGGCACTCAAACACCTCGCGCATTGCGAGGTTATAATCGTCACCAAAATTGCCCTGAGTGCCGTTAAAGACCCAGACTTCAACATCGTTTGGAGCATATTCATCCACCGTCTCCATCAGCCTGGAGAGGTGAGGGCCGCCCATCGTGCAAACGACAAGCGGGATCATGCACGTTCCAAAACCATCAAGCCATTGTTGTTCTCGTAGTGAACTTTGATTTCCCATTCTGGGAATGTCTCAAGAAGAAAATCTAGCACCGCCGGCATCAAGCCTACGCCACCGTCTTCTCCCGTCTCCCCAAAAATCACTGTGTCATGCATGGCAATGTATTTTTTGACGCTGCCGTGAAACGTAAACAACTCATGCCGAAGCTGTTCGTATGTATGCAAAGTATCAATGAACAGCATGTCTGTTTCTGCAATTGAACCTAGCTCTAAGGTGCTGGCCTTTATAAACTCGGCCTTCTTCCCCTCCTCAAAAGCCAGTTCAAACAAGTGCAGGGCGGCAGGATGCTGGGAAATGTCATAGCTTACAAGTTGCGCCTTAGAAGCTAGGAAGGCGCTTGTGCTTGAACCCCAGCGAACACCAAACTCAGTGACGTGATCACATTCATTGGCCAAATCAAAAAGGGTCGGAAGGTGTTCGTTGATATCGCTGGGAGTGCTGGCCGCTGCTACGTATTGCGCCTGAATGGGGGTCATTTATCGGCTTTCTTATCCAGCTTCTCAAAGATCGCCTTCAGCATGTCCTTCATTTCGCCAATGTCCTGGCGGTAATCAAACTTGCTGACGTAGGAGATGTGCATCTCGCGCTCGAGCTTAATAAGGCCCTCCTTCAGCGCGCCAATGGCGTCCCAGACTGTCTTGAGCAGCCAACCGAAGCCGGCAACGCCTATCGACATCATGGCGTTAAAAATCTCTTGCTGGCTCATTTCGGCACCTCTGGCCAAATTACGTTGAAGGGAAAGCCCGGCTGGCTCGGCACATCTCGCAGAGCCTGCCGGTAGGTGGCAAGGTCAAAATTAAGGCCATTGCCATCCTCCAGCGCCCTGATCACACGCCAGTCTGTGGCGGCGAGACGGGCATTCCGGTCTGCGCGCACTGAGTATGCTTGCTGGGCATTGCGGGCATCAATCTCATCCTGCGGGAGAGGCTCAACAGCCCACTGCTGAATCCAAGATTGCCCGTCATACAACGGGGCAATCTCAACCATGCGCTGCGTCAAAACATCAACCATCGGCTGATCCGAGTAATGGACCGGAAACACGTTCCATTCGGCCAGACTGGCGGGCGACAGGATGCCATTCGGGAAACTTGTTGAAGGGGTGCCCCGCATCAGATCAGTCTGCGTGTAAGGATACGCAACAATCTGATTGTCGATGGCTTTGACGTAGAGCATCTCAGTCTCCTAGTTGCTGCTTCAGCACCGCCAGCATCACCTTGGCCTTCTTCTGCTCTAGCCGCTCAGAGGCAAGAAGGCCAGTCAACTGATCGACAAAGCCAGCCAGTTCAGCGCGGTCAATGCTGTTCATGGCGGCGATGTTATCAAGCGCCAGCGTGTAGTTGTCGATGTTGATCTGGTAGTGCATTACCTCTTGCTCGCGCGCTTCGAAATTGACGGCGAGGATTTCCTTGCGGGTCTTCGGGGCTTCTTTGATGGTTTCGGTCACTTATCTCTCTCCTAAGTGATTGTGTTGAAGGCGACGCCACGACCAGCCGACGCTGGTAAAGTAGCGGGGTCTGCATACTTAGTTCCAAAACCAGAACCAGACCATGGATATGCATATATCCAAGGCGACGCATTGTAAACCACAGCAATAGCAGAACTATCACTGCTGAAAGCAACACCATTGCCAGTATTAGTTGGTAAAGTAGCTGGATCAGAATACTTAGTTCCAAATCCAGAAACTGACCATGGATACGCCGACACAAATGGAGAAGTAGCGTGTGCTACGGCAATTGCAGAGTTGTTAGGGCTAAAAGCAATGCCGCGCCCCGATCCTGTCGGCAAAGTAGAAGGATTAGAATATCTAGTTCCAAATCCTAATGTAGACCATAAGTATACATCAATAAATGGAGTCGATGCAGTGCAAATAGCAATAGCGGAACTACTAGAATTAAAAGCAACGTTAAATCCACCACCACTGGGTAATGTAATTGGATCGGCATATTTGGTTCCAAATCCAGAACCTGACCACGGATAAACTGAAAAAAATGGCGATACAGAATGAGAAATAGCAATAGCTATGCCATCAGGGCTAAATGCAATACCATTACCAGTTCCAGTTGGCAAAGTGGATGGATCAGAATACTTAGTACCAAAACCAGATGTTGACCACGGGTATGCAGATACAAAAGGTGTTGTGGTGTGAGCAACAGCAATTGCGGAGCCGCTTGGGCTGAATGCCACACCGTTTCCAGTACCGGTTGGTAAAGTAGCTGGATCAGAATACTTAGTTCCAAATCCAGAACCTGACCACGCATAAGCTGAAACAAATGGTGTGGTGTTATGAGCAATAGCAATTGCGGAATTGTTTGGACTAAATGCCACACTATTTCCTTGGTTGGCCGGTAAAGTAGACGGGTTTGCATATTTAGTCCCAAATCCGCTTGATGACCAGGGGTATGCCGTTACAAACGGCGTTGTAGAATGAGCAACAGCAATCTGCTGAGCCGGATACCCGCCGGATGCAAAGGCGACGGAATAGCCGTCTGCGGTGGGTAGGGTGGCAGGATTGGCGTACTTCGTGCCGAAGCCAGAAGCCGACCAAGGGTATGCGGTTATGCGTGGGCTGTTGGAATGAGCCAAAGCAACGGCAGTTCCGTCTCCATTAAAAGTAATACCGCCTCCCGTCCCCGTAGGGAGAGTTGCTGGATTGGAATATTTGGAACCAAACCCGCTAGATGCCGTCCACGCATAAGCAGATATAAAAGGCGTTGTATTGTGCCCAAACGCAATAGTATCGTTGGTTGGAGAAAATGCAACACATCTACAACTTGCTGGCGGAAGGGTCGCTGGGTCACTATACTTTGATCCAAAGCCGCTGCTTGACCAGCGATACGCAGCCAAATACGGAGAACCAGCATTCACTCCCATGGCAATCGAATTGCCGTCAGGGCTGAATGAAATGCCTAAAGAAGAGCCAGGAACTACAGATGGATTGGAGTATTTAGAACCAAATCCAGAACCAGACCAAGCATAAACAAACACACCGCTTGCGTTTGCTGATTGATTGTTTGTGATTGCAATCGCTGTGCCGCTTGGATTAAAGCAAATTCCATTGCTTGGCTCCAAAGACAAAGTTGCTGGATCAGAATACTTTGTCCCAAAACCACTAGTTGACCAAGGGTAAACATAAATATAAGGACTAAAACCAGCAGCAAGCGCAATTGCATTTCCACTTGGAGAAAACGCAACCGCATAATCTGCTGTAATTGGCAGTGTTGCTGGGTCTGAATACTTGGTGCCAAATCCATTTCCAGACCATGGATAAGCATAAACCCAAGGGCTTGTATCTGTTGCGGCGGCAATAGCATTGCCAGATGGGCTAAAGGCAACACCATACACAGTCCCTGATGTGGGAGTTGCCGGGTTAGAATACCTCACTCCAAACCCGCTAGAATTATTCCACGGGTAAACATTCAGTTCACTAAGAGTGCCAACAGCAATCGCCCGAGACGTTGTCAGCGTCGGCGTAAAGCCACCAGCAACCTGAGTTGTATTCGCGCTAAACATTACAGGTAATTCTGCCCAGCGACTGAACCGAGCCAATTCGTCCCGTCAGCAGTGAACACAAACTTATCCCCCTTGCTGGCTGTCGCCGTGATCGTCGGCGCTGTTGAGGACGGCCACTTAACCGCAGCAGGCCACGTCACAGTTCTAGAACCTGTAGCGTCCTGCTTCAGGAACATCATGAAGGATTGCCCGGCAGTGGCGGTTGGGAAGGTGAAGGTGCAGTTGCCGGTCAGCGTTAGGATTTGAAATGTGCCGTTCGCCAGAGAGACTGTGTAAGCCGTGCTGGTGTTGGCGGTGACCGTTTCTTCGGTGTAGCCGTCGTTGATGGTCACACCAGACAGCGTAAAACTGGTGAAGGTGTTGGTGTTACCCAACGTGCCGGCATTGTTATACAGAGCATAACCAGACGTGCCGCTGGCAACGGTCGTGGTGCCAACCGTAATTGAGTTGGGCCCAGTTGCGCCAGTAGCGCCTGTAGGCCCTGTAGGGCCAGTGGCACCAGTATTACCTGTGGCACCAGTTGGGCCTGTTGGACCTGTAGGGCCTGTGGGGCCTGTATTCCCCGTAGAACCTGTAGGCCCTGTAGGACCAGTGGCCCCAGTAGGCCCGGCAACAGTAGACGCAGCACCAGTAGGACCTGTAGGCCCCGTAGGACCTGTATTTCCCGTAGAGCCGGTAGGGCCAGTAGGCCCCGTAGGACCTGTATTCCCCGTAGAACCAGTTGGGCCAGTAGGACCTGTAGCGCCCGCAGAACCAGTGCCACCCGTAGGACCAGTTGGCCCTGTATTCCCCGTAGAGCCGGTAGGGCCAGTAGGACCTGTAGCGCCCGCAGAACCAGTACCACCCGTAGGGCCAGTAGGCCCCGTAGGTCCTGTATTACCAGTAGAGCCGGTAGGTCCTGTAGGGCCAGTATTACCCGTAGAGCCCGTAGGGCCAGTAGGCCCCGTAGGACCAACACCACCAGTACCACCAGTGGCACCAGTAGGCCCTGTAGCTCCAGTGGCTCCAGTAGGGCCTACAGGCCCACCAGAAGGGCCAGTTGGCCCCAAAGCACCCGTGGCACCAGTAGGGCCAGTGGGGCCTGTAACACCCGCCACACCAGTAGGCCCAGTGGGGCCTGTGGCACCATTAGAACCAGCGCCGCCCGTAGGCCCCGTAGGCCCCGTAGGGCCAACACCACCAGCCGTTCCCGTTGGGCCTGTGGCACCCGTAGCACCAGTCGCCCCAGTAGGCCCTACAGGCCCACCAGAAGGCCCTGTCGCTCCAGTAGCACCCGTGGCACCAGTAGCCCCCGTGGGGCCAGTAGGGCCAGTCACACCAGTCGCGCCCGTGGGACCAGTGGGGCCAAGATTACCCGCAATACCTTGGGGGCCCTGCGGCCCTTGCGGCCCAGTCGCGCCCGTGGGGCCAGTAAAACCAGTGTTACCTGTCGGGCCAACGGGTCCATTAGGCCCCTGCGGGCCAGTAGCGCCCGTAGGGCCAGTAGCGCCCGTAGGGCCCGTAGCACCAGCCTGACCTTGGATGCCCTGCGTTCCCTGCGCCCCAGTGCGCCCAGTGGGGCCCGTAGGACCAGTGGGGCCAACATCACCTTGCGGGCCTGTAGGGCCTCGCGGCCCAGGCGCTAAGCCAGCAATCTGGGACGAAGTAACGCGAACAGAAGTACCCGCCTGCACAGCCTCAAGCTGCTCAGTGCCATTCAAAGAAGTGGCAACAGGTAGATTCGGGATTTGAACATTGGCCATTTATAGCGGTCCCGTCTTCGGTACTTCCGTATTGTTGTATGGCAGACCTGGGTCGTTATTTCCAGGGGCATTTGGATCAGTGCCGGGCCGTTGGTTCTTACCACCCGGCGGCTCACCAGTCTGCTGCGTCACACGGTTCTTATCGTCCTGCGTAATGCGAGTATTGCCGCCAGGAACAGGAATGCCAGTCTGAGCATTCACCGTGTTCTGGCCAGAGGTAACACGAGTGCTTGTCTCAGCCGTCACAAAGTCCTGAATGCGCGGGTTGATGACGGGCATGGGATCAGCAGGGACAATGATGGCCCTCAACTGGTTCTGCGGGTCATCATAGCACATGCGGCACACCAGGATCCGCTTGTTGATCATCGATGCGCCGGCCCAGTCATACTGGAATTGTAAATTTACATGATTGTAAACAAATGAGCATCGGTCACAGACCGCCGCCGCCTGCGGAGATGTCGCGCTAACTCGTGCCCGGCCTTGTTTGCTAGCATAAGCCATATGGTGTCACTCCGAACACTGACAGTTGACGTTATGATCAAATTTGTTTTTTTTGGATATATTTTCAAAAGCGGTCAATACTTGAAGGTTCCAAGGAACGTGAAGACCTGAAACAGTATCTCCTTGTAGCGGAACAATGTGATCAACATGATGCTGAATGCCAGTTTGAAATGTACGGGCATTTGCAATATCGTACATTTCTTGGATTTGAGCAAGATGAATGGGTGTGAGCCAATTCGGCATTGCTTGCCGTTTTTTAGCGTCTCTTGCTTGTTGTTTTGATGTCAGTTTAGAACGGTTTTTTGTTGCCCAATTTGCAAAGTTTACAGCTTTGCGTTTTGGATTTTTTATGGCCCACAATTGAGATTGTTTTTTTTCATTTTCAATATTTTTAATATAAAAACTTCTTCTATTTTTTTTTGTTTTGATTGGATTAGATTTATGCCACGCCAAATTAATTGCGGAACGGCACTCTTTGCAACGTGAACGCAAATTATTTTTGTCGCCGCGTCCAGGCTTTGTAACAGAAAAAGCCAAAAACGGCTTTTCCTGCTGGCAGGCATTACAAATTTTAGTTTGCAACGCCACACAAAGCCTCCACTAGGGCCGGAAGTAGCCAGACAGCATCGGGCTGATGTACTGGGCAGCCGTTTCTACGTTCTGTTCCGCAGCCACGTTGTAGCTCTCGTCAGAAACCGCTTTAAGCCCCTGAGCCATCTGGGGGGCCCAAACCTTCGAAAGGCGGTACGCAAGCCCGTCAGCAAACGCCTCAAGCCAGAAATACGGGATTTCCACATTCTGGCCGCTCGTGAAATTAGAATCTTGAACTTGGCGCGTCTTATAATACACCAGATACTGAGCGCTGTAGCCATCCGGCACAGGCCAGAGTTTAACACTGCCGTTGATGAGGCGATCCTGCCAGTAAACTGTCGGAAAGCCCTGCTGCTCCTTGTTCGGATAGCTCGCATATTCCGTGCGGCTGATCGGCAGGATGATGCGATCAATCGGGTTAGAATTGCCATCGTCAATCCTGATGTAAGTGTCCAGCATAACCACGGTGTTGGGATCAATCGTGTATGTCGATTGCCCCGCCACCAGCGGCACAGAGATCCTCTCAACGGTCCAGAGGTTCACACCATTGTTGGACCAGTTGGCCAGCATCATGTTGGCGGCAATACGCGCCGACTCCATATGCTCCTGGGTCAGCGAGGTGTTGCGAATGCCGATTAGATTGTAGGCATACAGAACCAGTTCGCCTAGCGACGGATCGAAATTGTATGTGCCGCTAGTGGTCATGGCCTACCCCTAAGCGTTGGCGTCGTTTTGGATGTAGATGATATGGAACTCGCCAGTGATAGCACTACCAGCAGTGCTTGATGCAGCGCGCATTTCAATATCCGACTTTTCCGCAATCGCCACAGCAGTGTCAAAGTGCCGGTCAAAAGACATGCCCGCTGTCATTTTGCAAGTGGACTGCACCGAAAACACACTACCAAGCGGCCTGATGTTCAATGAGCCAGTGACAATGATGTTTGCCGTGGTGTTAGCAGAAGTCCAGGTGCAAGAAGTGAGATAAGCCGTGTAGCCAGCAGGGACCGTCCAAAAGGCTTGGTCGGATGTATTATACCCCAGCGGCACCTGACCATAAATTGTCGCAGGAACGCCAGCGGTGACAGTGCCAACGCCAGCATAGAGAATGCCAGCAGCCGTGCCGCCCGAGCCAACAGTCAAAACGTCCAAGCTATGAAACCGAAGGTAGCTGCCGACAGTATTCACCGCAGTCTGGCCATTCAACGACACAATCTCAGATTGTTCGTTGTAATTGGCATCAAGGCCATTTACCAAAACTGTCCTAGCGCCAGTGCCTGCTGCCGTGTCATTGGCGCTGGCGCTGGAAATCTCAAGAACAGTGGCAGAAGACGGATACGTGTAAAGCGTCGAACTGCCGCCAGACCAAATGGTTGAAAATCCCGTCCCAACATTCGTGTTAGTGCCAAACTGGAACAGCCGCTTGTGCCAAGAAATCTGGCCACGAGCGACTTGAAGTTCAAAAGGCTCATAACGCCCATTCTGGGTAATTGACCAAGCTGTAGTGGGCATCACGCCTTCTCCTTCTTGCGTCCAGCGCGCAGCGCAGTAACGTTATCTACCAGATTGGGCCAGGGCCTGCCAGCAGCGCGAGCGCTGGCCTTGGCCGCAGTCACCTGCTTCCGGCTCATGTGCTTGTCGCCAGAATCTTTTGGCGCTTCTTTTTCCCAGAAAGCCTTCTTCATCAGTTGCAATCCCACTTGCGAAGAGCCTTGTTGATCCTGCTATTTGGATCATGCGCCGTCTTAGCGCCAGTCAAATGCTTACGCATCCCTTCCATCCGCGAACAGAAGTTGTCCCGGCGGGATGCAGCGACCTCACTATGCTTCGCTGCTTCACGTGAAACAGGCGGCTTGATGTTGTGCCCTTCGGCACGCAATGACGCGCGGCCTTTTGCATTTAAGCCACCAGAGGCGCTCTTGCCTTCCTTGCGGGTCCAGGCACCAGCCATCACAGCCTCCTTGCTTGCGAAGAAAAGATGGGGGCCGAAGCCCCCACCGGATCAGTCGATATCGACCGTATGACGGCCCTTGGCCGGCGTGCCGCTGTGGGCGCTGGAGAGGGGGCTGCTGTCAGCACCCACGCGGCCACCGGCCTTGCGGGGCTTGCGGCCCATGTGCATCTTAGCGGCCATGCCAGCCACCTTGCCAACGGCCTTACCGCCACGCTTGCGCGCCTCGGCTTCCTTGGCAATCTTCGGTGCGTTCACACGCATTTCAGGAACATCGCGGATGTCCTGTTCGTACTCACGAGTGCCCATGCTGGGGGAGTCCATCCCACCACCAGAAGCGCGATTTTTACGACCCTTCATGAGGTGTCTCCTTATTGCTGAGCGTAGATGATCGTCACTTCCAAATAACCGGCGGTGGTAGCGCCGGAAGGAGTGACGGTAACAACAACCGGTGCCGACACTGCTGCCGTAACACCGAGAACGGTTACACCAGACATCGCAGCAAGCTGCGCGGCAGTGTAAGTGATAGACGCACGGCCAGCAGTCTTGGCATTGACGCCGCTGACATACTGGGTGCCGGCAGCAGCAGTGCCAATCGTCAGCGTAGCAGACGTGGCAGAGTCAAACGCAGTCAGAACGTCAACGTTGAAGTCGATGATCTGCGCGCCAGCCGGAACGTACAAGGTGGAAGAAACGGCATTAGTCCCGTTCTTAGTAATCGACGTGGTCTGCATGAGAACCGCATAGCCCTGGTTGGGGCCATTAGTCTCGCCAGACTGAAGATCACCAGACAGAACCGGGCCGCTAAAGTGGGTAGCCGCCATTTTAGTGGTTCCTTTCTGTTGAAGAGGTGGAGAGCGTCACGTTCGGGTTACCCTCACTATGCAGCTTCAGATACTCAACTGCGTTCATGAGGATCTCCGTGCTATCTTTCAGCTTACCAATCCCGGTGTTGCAGTCTGAACACAACAGCCCCCGGATTGCTCCAGTGATGTGGCTGTGATCCACAGACAGAGCTTTCAGCTTCCCACCACGCTTTTGCGTTTCGGGTTGAAGGCAAATAGCACACTTGCCTCCTTGAGCATCAAGCATCTTGTTGTAATCTTCCAACGAAAGGTTGAAGCGCCTTTGAAGGTGCGTCTTGCGCCAAAACACAGGGTTTTGTTCGCGATGCGCCTTCATGTAATCGGCAAAGTCATCAAATCCTGATGTGTTACCAGGACCATTTGACATTTGCAGATTGTCAAAACGGCAATCTTTTTTATCGCCATTTTTAAACCTGATTCGCCGATCTGGCCATTTGCCTGTCATATAAAACCAAGCAAGCCGACTGTCGGTTACTTCTTCACCATTAAGGCGAATATAACGATACCCATCGGTATCGCCAGAACCACCAGCACGACTGCCCGCCCTCACATTTTTGGCGGGGCTAATTTTCCACACAAATGCGCCAGTGGCTGGATTGTAATCCAGCGCCTGCCGCACTTGCTCGTGTGAAAAACTAGGCACCTTTGCTTTACCCTTCATTTTTTCCCTCTCTGGTTCACTATGTTTGAACCGTAAACCAGAGAGGGGGAAGATTGTCAACTCCAGGATGGAGCTTTCCAAAAACCCTTTTAAATCATTAGGTTGGAAAGCTACCGTAGATTGAACGGAAGTTATAATATCCGAACGAGTACCTCTCGTAGCCCTTCACCAGGAGGTTATCCGTGACGAAGTCGACCTGCATATCCGTCTCAAACTTGATGCGCTCCATGTAGGAGAGGCCATCAATGTTTGTGAGCAGGAACCAAGCGCGGCTCGACGTGAGGAAGTCGTTCACCATGTACGACTCTGGCAGGCCGCCAGCGGTCATCATGATAGCATTGACATCGTTGTCGGCAGTGCCAGGACGCAGTTCGGTCTTGGTCAGGCGGATAGCAACCGGCTCAAGCTGGGGCGGAACCACCAGCTTGCGAGCGCGGGCGAAGACCTTCAGGCCGGCCTGATCCTTGAAGTTCGTACGAACGGCGATCATGCCGTTCAGCAGCGTGGCTTCATTCAGGTCAACGTCAGTCGTCGGGCGGTTTGCAACCGTGCCACCGTCAATCGAGTGGTCGGTGGCGCACAGAGCCTTGCCGTCACCACCAATCGACGCATTGTAGGTCGTGGCAGTGTTCAGCACGTTCGCGCCGTAGATTTCCTTGGTCTGCTGGAAGGACTCGATCAGACCGAGGTTCGACGGGTGGAACTGCGTCTTGTACAGGTTGTCGTCAATCGCCTTGCGGGTGATAGCATACCCCAGGGCGATTTCGGTGTGTTCCTGGTTGTACACAAAACGCTCACCAGCGCCCGAGTCGAATGCAGTCTGACCACCTTCGGTCTTCAACTGCGCGAGGCCCAAGTACCGCATTTCGGCAGTACGTTCGAGGGCCATCTTCGAGTCGTGCTTGGTGAACACCTTGTCGTACTGCGACGGGATCATCTCATACTTGCCCTCGACACCGCGAAGGCCGGGCAGGAGAAGATCCTTAATGGCACTAAGATTAACAGCCATGGTTCTTGCTCCTTACGAGATGCCGGTCGGGCCAGCGCCGTTAGCGCGCAGCCACTCGTTGTTGAAGCCAACCACCACCCAGTTATAGGCAGAGGTCGGGTCGGTGCCAGGGCCACCCGGAGGCTGCGTGATCACATCGGTCACGACAAACGGGAAGGTAACCGTGGTGCCCAGGCTGTTCAGGTATGCACCCGAAATGCCGGTGGAGGTGTTGCCCGTACCAATGGCAAACTGAGCATACTGACCAACAGGGCTGCTGGTGAAGGTGCTGAGCGTGCCGCTGATGTTGAACGTGGTGCTGTTGCCCTGCACCACAAAGCGGGTGTTGGGGTCATCAATCACATACGCTTCAACGTCGCCGGTCGCATCAGAGCCGGGCCAGTAGTTGCTGAACACCGGGCGCTTCTGCGAGGTGGACAGATACTTGCAGCCCACGAAGATGCCAGCCAGCGTGGTCGTGCCGGGCGAGGCCTGCGTGATGTAGCCGTTGGCGGTGCTAACGACCGGCATAACCGGGTCGCCATAATAAATGGCCGTGGTGTTGCCAGCGGCAATACGGCGGGCAGTCTGAGCGAAGGTCGGTGCGCCACCAGCCCCACCCTGATACTGCCGGAAACCAAACGGTGCATTGGTATTTGGCACTGTTTGTGATCCTTATACTAAGCGCATCATCGCACGCCGGGGCGATTCAGGGCTGGGACATCGTTTTACCCTTCCGCCGGGGAAGGACATATCGGCCTTATAAGACCAAGCGAATAATGATTGCCAGCATTTTTTGTAAAAGAAAAGGGCAAACCTTTTACAAGGCTTGCCCTTATGTAAAGAAAACCCGGTTTTCTTAACAATCAGTCCTGCGGAATTGGCATAGGCTCATAACCACGGCTGATTTTCGGCTTTACCTGGGCGTGGTCACGCCCAAATTGACCTTCAGGCGCTGAACCAAGCTGCGCCTCCTTGTGCTTCACCTGCTCCTTGGCATTGCGCTGGTCAATGTTGCGGAACTGCTCGGTGATCACCTTGGGCCGCATCATAAGCTGCATGCCCTTACGCTCAATGGTGTGATAATTGCCGTTGACCGGCATCATCTCAGGGTGACGGCTGGCCGGGACAGTCTCCCAGCCGGCGCGTGCCAGTTGGACCTGATACGCAGGGTCTTCCTGGTTGTAGATGGTCTTGCGCTTCCACTCATAGCTCCAACCATCAGGGATCTTGTGGGGCTCGATGTAGAAGTCGTCAGTGCCCTCATCCAGGCCGCCCAGGTGCTGCATAATCTCAGCAGCACGGCGGCTGGCGGATGCACGAGGGTCTTCCTCACGCATAGCTGGGCGCATGGCAGGGCGAGAGACAGCAGCCTCCTGCTCAGGCGCTACAGCCTGCTCAAGAACTTCGCCTTCAACCCCATCAACGGGGAGAATGCGACGGGGGCGGCCACGCCGGCCACGAATAGGAGCTTCCATGTTCTATTTCCTTCTCAGTGCAACTTGCCTTCGCGCTTCAAGGCAATCTTGTTGCGCGCGTAATCTTCGGGCGACATGCCCATCATGCTAGCCATCTCACGCTCTTCGGAACTGAGCCTCACAACATTAGGCCGGGTGCCAGATGCCGTGCCAGAACGAGACACAGGAGCAGCAGCAGGGGCCGATCGACGTTGTGCCGGCGCGGAAGCAGAAGACAGGGCGGATTCCTGCTCAACCACTGGCGCGCCAATACCCAGAACCTTCTCGACCGAAGCAAAATACTCGGGCGTATCAGACGCAATGCCGTCAGCGGTCACAAGATTGTGCGCTGCGATCATCTTCTGGGTCAGGCGAGGCGTGCGGGCATACTCAGGATGGGCCCGAACCCACGCAGCAGAAGGCGCAGACAGTTGAGAAGCCATTAGCTCAACCGGATCCGTATGCTGCACCTGCTGAACAGGCTGCCTTGACTGAGCCTCCATGGCAGACATGCCATTTTCAAGCTGAAGCAGCTTGGCGCGGGCGTCAGCCATAGCCTCCTGGTACTCGGCGGCAGCGTCAAAGTCGCCAACAGCCATCGCCTGCTTGTAATTACCCTTCAGGATATCCCCTTCGCGCTTCATCGTGTCGATGGCAGTGCGAACAAGCTGAAGATTAGAGCTATCCACCTCGCTGCGGGCCTGCTGGGCCTGCGAAGTAGCCTGATGAGCGCGATATTCTGCCTCTTCGCGGCCCTTGCGCTCAACTTCTAGCCGGCGGCGCAGTTCTTCCACGCCATCTTCGGCGGAAATAACCGGCTTTGCCTCAGTTTCAACGACAACATCAGGCGTTTCGGTTACAGGCTCATCAACCTGAACCTCAATTTCTTCGGTTTCTTTGGCGTCAGACATGAATTTTTCTCCTTACCAGACCTGATCGGGCGCAATAATTTTGCCGCGCACTGCCGTATCTTCCAAAATGCGGCACATCAGGTTGTTGATGGTGATGCCCCAGCCGTCAGACGGGCGAAAAATCACCCAGTCGCCCTCATCCACCTCAATATCGGTGAACCACTGCTCGCTGGCATCGACAAAGGCCATCGGGCCCTTCTTCACCACAAGCCCAACCTTGCCCTGGATCTTATCCTCGGCCACGGTGGCGTCAGGAAGGTAAATCCCGCTCTTGGTTTTTGTCGGGCGCACGTAAATTGCGACCAGAACCTGATTGTTAAACAGTTCAATGGTCGAAAGATCGCCAATATCCTCCAGGATACCGGCCTTTGGATCATTGACATGATCCATGGTCATAAACGGCATTGTTTTTCCCCTACCGATTGCTCTGACTAGACCGAATTTTCGCCTCTTCGATCAAGTCATCCATATTGCGAAGTGCCATTATTGCACCTTGCACATATGTTATACTACCATTTCCGGCTTGAGTGATAGGTGTGCTTACAAGCAACTCCTTCAGTCTCTCGATCTCTTCGGAAATGAGTCGATTTATCTCTTTTTCAAACATTGCTGCGTTGGTCAGCATGTCCAGATCCTCTCCTCTGGCCTCTCGCCTTGATTGCCGGGCCGGGAAGGTGGAAGAGGAGACACCTTCCCGGCCCCATTCGCGCGCCTCTGTGCGGAGGGTCAGCGCGCGAAGGTCTTACTTACCGGGCGGCTTCAACCCGTAAGCATCAATCTTCTCTAGGCGGCCTTCGCCACCACCAGCACCAGCGTGCATCTTCGGATAGATGCGCCCACCAGCCTTGCGAGCAGGCTTCAAGCCATAAGCCTCGATCTTCTCGAGCCGACCTTCGCCACCGCCAGCACCAGCGTGCATCTTTGGGTAGATGCGGCCACCGGCCTTGCGAGCAATCGGAGGCATCATGCCCTCTGGGCCACCAGGAGGGGGCGGCATTGGCATGGGGGGCATACCACCACCACCAGGGGGAGGCGGCATGGGCATCGGAGGCATGCCACCAGGAGGGCCACCGGGGCCGCCAGGAGGCATGGGAGGCGGAACAGGGATAGGAAGGCCCTGGGGCGGGCGGGGCGGCATAGCGCCCTGCGGTGGGCCGCCAGCGTTGATGCTGATGACGATGTTGGTCTTGCCCTTGCCGCCCTTGGCGGGCTTCTTCTTGGTGCTGCCAAACAGGCCACCACCATAGGCGCGGGCCTCGCGGCCACCAGTCGGGCGAGTGCCGCCAGTGTAGTTGATCTCGCCGCCGTGAGCCTTGGCCGTCTTCTTGGCCTTGCCGCCGCGCTTCATGCCCTCAAGGCCGGCCTCACGAGCAAGCTGCGCGCGAC